GCGGGGGCTTGGCGGCTTTAAAAGAATGTAAAAATAAAACAGGCAATCGAGCCGATTCTTGAAAACATGAGTAGCGACCGCATGGCTACAGCTACAGAGGTAATGGAATATCTTACTTCCGTAATGCGTGGCGATTCTACGGCAGAGATAGTTGTAGTCGAGGGGCTTGGAGACGGCTGTTCTGAAGCAAGGCGATTCAAAAAGGCGCCGGACGAAAAAGAAAGGCTGAGGGCTGCCGAATTACTCGGTAAGCGATTCGGCTTGTTCAAGGATAAGGTTGAGGTATCCGGTCTTGAAGCCGAGCAGTCTAAGCTGGACAGCTTACTAGATCAGTTGGGCGCAGGGGATGATTCATGAGTGGAGAACAGCTCCTCCTATCGGACAAGTACAAGGCCTTCCTGCGGTGCACGGCATCCGTAGAGTTCCTTGAAGGCACGACGAGTGCGGGAAAAACGACCGTAGGCCTATTTAAGTTCATGCTGAAAGTTGCAAGCAGTAAGAAGAAGCTCCACATCATAGCGGCAAAGGATACCGGTACAGCAGAAAAGAACATCATCAACAAGGACTTGGGCATTGTAGACGACTTTGGCGCACTTGTTGAGTACAACGGTAACGGTACCAGCGAAGACAAAATACCGCACATCCTTTTCCATGCAAGCGGAGGAGATAAGACGGTATATGTTTTAGGCTATGGCGATAAAAAGAAGTGGCAGAAAGCTTTAGGAGGACAGTACGGATGTCTTTACATCGATGAGATAAATACGGCGGATATTGATTTTGTCCGAGAGGCGGCAATGCGTTGTGATTACATGATGGGAACCCTGAATCCCGACGATCCTTCGCTTCCTGTCTATTCCGAGTATGTGGACCATGCAAGGCCTCTTCCTGAATGGGAAAGCGAAACGCCGAAAGAAATAAGAGACTGCTTAGTGAAAGAACCGAAGCCCGGCTGGGTGCATTGGTTCTTTTCTTTTTCCCATAATTTGGGGTTGCCTAAAGAAAAGCTTGAGCAGATTCTTAGAAACACGCCAAGAGGCACGAAGATATGGAAAAACAAGATTGAGGGCTTGCGCGGTCGCTCTACAGGCCTTGTATTTTCTAACTTCGATGAGAGGACTCATGTACTTAGCAGACAGGAGATTGCTAAGCTACCGCACAGTATCAATCCTTTTGTGAAGTTTACTGCAGGGCTCGATACTTCCTACTCCTCTCATTCCGAAGACACTATAGCCATGATGTTCTTAGGCATTACTAAGGACAAGCGCTGCGTAGTGCTAAGGGAATGCGTATATAACAACAGAGACAGGCAGGAGCCTTTAGCACCATCGGACACAGCTGTAAAGTTCATAGCTTTCCTGGAATCCTGCAGGAAGGACTACGGCTTTGCGAGAGACGTGTTCATTGATTCAGCAGACCAGGCGACCATTACAGAGCTTAATAAGCTTAAGCGTAACCACGGAAGCCTTTACACCTTTGTAAACAGCTACAAGAAAGTAAGTATCATTGACCGTATTAATCACCAGCTAGGCTGGCTTGCGGAAGGGAAGTATTTAGTATCCGAGGAGTGCATAGAGCATATCAGAGAGTTGAACAGCTATTCTTGGGAAGAAGATAAAGACATTCCTGAGGACGGACACGATCATACGATAAACGCTGCGCAATATGCTTGGATACCGTTTAGAAAGCTGATTGGAGAGATAAACAGTGGGATGGATAAAGAGTATGACAGATAAGTTTAAAAAAGGATTACAGAACTGGCTGCAGATTCAGCCTATAAGCCCCTATCATGTTTCGATTCAAAGCTTCATGGATTTTGAGACTGCTGCCATTAGGAATCGTATATGGTACAGAGCTGACGGAAACGAACTGGAACAGCTGTATCAGCAGTGCAGAATGCTAAACGATGCACAGAAGTTTTGGGGTGCAAAGCCTACAGCGGGCATGGAGATTCGGAAAATCCATACTGGACTTCCCGGGCTAATCGTAAAAATGCTTAGTGCTATCGTTCTTCCGGACATGAATGCTTTCGAGTTTGATAGTGATATCCAGAAGAACCTTTGGGAGGATATCGAAGAAGAGAATCACTTTGACGCTTTGATGGATACCTGCCTAAAGGACACGCTTGTTGTCGGTGACGGTGCTTTCCGTATCGTGCTGGATCCGGCAGAAAGCGCACATCCGATTATCGAATGGGTACCGGGAGAGCGTGTAGAGTTCGTCTATCGCTACGGCAGATTGAAAGAAGTTATCTTCAAGATTCCATGGGATAAAGGCGATGTGCTGCACGCGCACTACGGAAGGGGCTATATCCGGCATAAGCTGTATCGGAATGAGCAGGAATATCCTTTGCCAAAAGACGTGCAAGACTGGACCTTTGACGAAAGCCTGATGATGGCCGTACCATTCAAGATTTATGAGAATGCTAAGTATGAAGGAAGAGGCTCTTCCATCTATGACGGGAAGCTGGATTCCTTCGATGCCTTAGACGAAGCATGGAGTCAATGGATGGACGCTTTGAGGGCAGGGCGGTCTAAGACCTATGTTCCTGAAAGCTTTATCCCTAGAGACCCGAATAACGGAATGCTTTTAAAGCCCAACGCTTTCGACAATCGTTTCATTGCCGGAGCAGACGATATCTCCGAAGGCGCGAAGAATGCAATCACTGTAACGCAGCCAAATATCCCTCATGATAGCTATATGGCCTCCTACATCACCGCCTTAGACCTTTGTCTGCAAGGAATTATCAGTCCCTCCACTTTGGGAATTGATACGAAGAAGCTGGACAATGCTCTCGCGCAAAGGGAAAAAGAGAAGACCACGCTCTACACCAGATCAAGCATTGTAAAGGCTATCCAGGAACAGATTCCAAAGCTTATACAGCAGTGTATCAATGCGGAGAAAGTCCTTCGCGGAGAAAGCATTGAAGAAGTCAAGGTCAATATCCCCTTCGGCGAATACGCTTCCCCCTCATTTGAGAGTCAAGTAGAGACCCTCGCCAAGGCAAGACCGGGGGTTGCCATGATGAGTATCGAGGCACAGATTGAAGAGCTCTATGGCGATACCAAGGACGATGAGTGGAAGAAAGAAGAAGTTGCAAGGCTAAAAGAGGAGCAAGGCATTTCCAGCGTAGAGGAGCCGGACTTTTCAGTAGAGGAGGGAATAGATGGTAGTCCAAATATTAAACCACAGCTACAAAATGAGCCCGGAGGAATACAGGCAGATGCTTAAGCTGGCATCTGAGCAAGTGCCCTTCGGTGTGTATGCTTTGGAAAAAGACGGCATGGCAGAGCTTAGAAAGGACGACTGCAAGAGTAAGGGTAAACTGAAAGAACTAATCAGGGCTTACCGCTTGCAAGGCTTTAAGGTGCATCAGAATGGCGTATGACATCGGAGAAGCCCTCGATAGAATCGAGGAAGAACTCATTGCCTCCATGATTCGAAACATGGGACGGCACCGCATTGAGGAGATCAAGGAAGAGAAAGAATGGACCATGTGGCAGGCCGAACAGCTTAAAAGCCTTAGAGCATACCGGCAGGATAATAAGGAGAAGTATTCCGGAAGATTCTTAGCTATCAATGAAAAGATAGAAGAAGCCATCCGGAAATCCTATGCTGCAGGTGGAATGCACGAGGAAAGAAAGATACTTCGTGCCGCCAAGAAAGGCGCAAAGCTTAGGCAGTCTATGAATCCCCTAACTGGAAGATTCTTCCAGCTTAACAAGGAAAAGCTTGAGGCCTTAATCAAGGCGACCAAAGCCGACATGACAAAAGCAGAAACCGCAATACTCCGTATGGCTGACGATCAGTATCGTAAGGCCATTTTTAATGCACAGGTTTATGCGAACAGCGGCGCGGGTACTTACGAGCAAGCAGTAGACATGGCTACTAAAGCCATGCTTAGTAGTGGCCTTAATTGCGTTGAGTATAAGAACGGTGCCAGGCATACGCTTCCAAACTACGCAAGAATGGCGGTACGAACTGCAAATAAAAGAGCCTATCTAAGCGGAGAAGGGGAGAAGAGAAGGAAGTGGGGCATTACTACGGTAATACTGGCAAAGAGAGGCAATTCTTGCCCGAAGTGTGCGCCCTTCGTTGGAAAAGTCTTTATAGACGATGTTTGGTCGGGAGGAAACAAGAAGGACGGAGACTATCCGCTTCTATCCAGCGCGATAGGTGCGGGGCTTTATCATCCGAACTGCAAAGATAGCCACACTACTTACTTTCCTGAGCTCCATGCCGGAGAGGAGAAGTGGACTAAAGAAGAGCTTGAGGAAGTAGCAGAAGACTATAACCGAGAGCAAAAGGAAAAGCGGATTGAACATCAGGTAGAGAAGTTTGAAAGACTGTCTATGTTCTCGCTGGATCCGGAGAATAAGAAGCAGTACGATTTAAGAGCACGGCTCTTAAAGAAACACGTATTTTTCAAGACTGGTAACATGTCCTTAGAAGAATATGCAGACTATAAACGATATGTTGCGTCGTTCAATGCGGTCTCTCCTGAAAGAGCTGTAGAGGTACTTAGGAAGGATGCAGAAGCCTGGATTGAAAGCTTATCAGAGCCTCAAAAGCAGTCGATAAGAAAGTACAGCTATAATCCGGGCGACGCAAAGCCAAACCGGTTTTATGAGCGCCTGAATGCGTTACTTAGAAACGGAGAGATAGATAAAAATCCAAGAATGAAAGAGCACGCTGATCGAATGTCAGAAGGAATAGCTAAGTTTAAACTGACACACAATGTTGTAACCTACAGAGGAAGCAACTTTGATTTTAGTATGGGTGCAAAAGTTGGTGAATTTTTTACTTCAAAGCAATTTATAAGCACGTCTGTACGCAGAAAAGGAATCATCAAAGGAGGATACGATTATAAGCTGTATGTGTCCAAAGGTAGTAAGGCGGCGTACATAGAATCTCTAAGTCATTTCCCTAATCAGAGAGAACTATTGATTGACAAAGGAGTTCTTTTTAAAGTATTATCGAGACATGGAAATTTAATCGAATTGGAGGTGGTAACATGACGAATAAGGAGTATAAAAGGCTTCTTGCTGAAAGGTATAAATCTTGGCAAGAAGAGAAAATTGGGGTTCATATTCTCACCAAGGAAGAAGTTGAAGAGCTCAAAAAGAAAGGCATCATAAAAGAAAACTAATCTACCACCGGTCTTCGGTGGTATTTTATTGCCTAAAAAGGAGTGATTATGGAGCAATTCAAACAGATTTACAGAATCCTATCTATCCTACATAAGGCTATGGACTTGGAAGAGTGGGATAGCAAACTGCTTTCTCCGGAAGCATTAGGTATCAGCCTTCCGATGTGGTCGAGGCTTATGGCCATGCTCCTAAAAGAGGGATACATTACCGGAGGGGAAGCATGGGAGTCCTTTGACGTAAGCTACCCGAAGGTAAAGCTTGTGCGGCCAGAGATTACGCTTAAAGGCTTGGAATACTTGGAAGAAAACGGTCTCATGAAGAAAGCCGAAGAAATGCTGAAAGAGGTTATCCACATCGTAAAATAGGAGGAAACTATGAAGAAAGAAAAGCTATGGGACAGCTGGAGAGATTTTTCTTGGTTCTCCAAGCTGGCATTTATCCTGTCTATCCTGGCATTAATAGGTGTAGTAACGCACTGATTTCATGGCGATAGGCGCCCAAAAGGGCAATTATTGAGATAATTAGGGCGATTAAGTCAATCCATTTGTCCAGTAAGTATCTTTTGAGCGCTATGGAATTGAATGCTCTAAAGTGCCGCCCTTTGTGAGTGAGGATTGCCGAAAGAAAGGCTTGGTTTTCACCTATTCGGGATGTATGGACATAGCCTTCCTGCTCAAGGTACTCAAGACAGGATACGAAAGAATCCCAGCTTAGAAAGTCAGGGGGATTCAGTTGTTTATTTACATCGAAAGTAAAATCGGGAAGATTGTAGAGGTAGTGAAGTACCTTCTTAGAAGTAGGATCTATCATGCGTTTTCTCCTTTTTTCTTTCATCATATCATGCTTTAAAGCACTGTCCATAGGGCGGTGCTTTTTATATTGCCCGAAGGCGTAAAACTACGAGGAGACACCTTGTAAAAACAGGGAAACTATATTGTGAGACACACATAAAACTGGAGGAGAATATGGAAAACAATGCACAGGGTCAAGACACCCAACAAGGAACACAGCAGTCTAATAATCAGCAGGGAATGCCTCAGAATCAGAGCGGACAGGGTATGCCGGGAATTGATTATGACAAGCTTGCGCAGATTATCGAGGGAAGAACCAAAGCGGCGGAGGAATCGGCCATGAAAGGCTATTTCAAACAGCAAGGCCTTACACAGGAAGAGGTAGAAAAGGCAATTAATTCCTTTAAAGAGGAAAAGGCAAAGAACACGCCTGATTTAGCTACTCTTCAAAGCGGTCTTACTGCTGCACAGGAAGAGGCTAAGAGGGCAAAGCTTGAACAGTTTGCCACAATGCAAGCGGTAAGCTTAGGGCTTGATGCTAAAACGATTCCCTACGTCTTAAAGATGGCAGATTTTACTGCTTTAGACGGAAAGGAACTTAAGGAAGAGGATGTTAAGAAGGCATTGAATAAGGTGCTGGAGGATATCCCACAGCTTAAGGCTTCCAACACAAAGGCTACAGGTTTCCAAGCCGTAGGTGCAAACGGCGGTAGCAAAAATGAGAATGAATCGGAGGCACTAAAGAAGGCCTTCGGACTAAGTTAATCCTAAACAGGAGAAAGGAAATTTAATTATGGCAGTATATCAGTACGCAGAACAGTTTACACAGTTTTTGGCACAGAAGTATGAGAAGGAGCTTTGCTCTGATGCATTAATGCACAGTAATCCGCAGATTACCTTCCTTAATGCGCAGACTATCAAGCTTCCTCGCCTTACCTTGTCCGGCTATAAGGACCACACAAGAACCGCGGGCTTCAATGCCGGCACAATCTCTAATGACTGGGAGCCTAAGAAGCTTGCCCACGATAGAGACATCGAGTTCTTTGTAGATCCTATGGATATCGATGAGACAAACCTTGCTTTATCTGTTGCGAATATCCAGAACACCTTTGAGACCGAACAGGCAATCCCTGAGAAGGACTGCTACAACTTCTCTAAGCTGCACACAGAGCTTACTACCTTCCACGGCAGAATCGACAGCACTACCGTTCTTACCGCGCAGAATATCCTGGCTGTCTTCGATGAGGAAATGTCTAAGATGGACGATGCAGGAGTGCCTGTAGACGGCAGAATCCTCTATGTTACTCCGGCAGTAAACAAGCTGTTAAAGGAAGCGGACGGTATTCAGAGAATGATTACTGTAAACAGTTCCAATGCAGTAAACAGAAGCATTCATGGCTTGGATGAGGTAACGGTTAAGATGGTTCCTTCCGGACGCATGAAGACCAAGTACAATTTTACTAACGGATGTGTGGTCGCCGCCGACGCAGATCAGATTAACTTCATTCTGGTTCATCCTTCTTGCGTAGTGGCAAGAGACAAGTACGCTTACATTTCTCTTTTCACTCCGGGAACTGATTCCAGAACTGCAGACGGATACCTTTACCAGAACAGAAACTATTGGGATCTCTTCATGATTGAGAGAAAGGTTGCAGGATGTGCAGCACACGTAACTAAGCACTAAGGAGGTAGAGCGTGAGAGCAGTAAAAGAAAACAAAGAGTACACCATTGAGGAGTCTCAGAAGGGATTCTACCTTGGACAGGGATTTGACATTTACGACGATGCCGGAGACCTTGTAGAGGCAGGAGCCGGCAAGACTGTATCCTATGAAGAGTATGCAGCGCTTCAGGAGAAGCTGGAAGCACTTGAAGCAGAACTGCAGAAAGCCCAGTCCCAAGGAAAAGGGAAGAATAAAGGAGCCGAAGCTGTAGAGGACGGAGGTAACTAAGATGATTCCTTACCTGGATAAAACAAAGTTTATTGAGAGATACGGCACACAAGTTCCGGAGGACAAGATAGACGGACTTTTAAACAGGGCAAGTAGGGACATCGATACTTTAAGCTATAACCGGATTCGTGGAATCGGGTTTGGGCATCTCACTGACTTTCAAAAAGAGATTATCGAAGAGGTAGCTGGAGAGCTCGCCCTTTTCAAACACGATAACGCGGAGTTTTTAGAATCGCCGCTAAGCGAGTATAGCCTTAATGGAGCAAGCGTTAAGTTATCATCCAGTGAGAAGGTAATGGTAGAAAAGGGGGTGACAATCAGTCGCTCCCTTTACGCTTTGCTCTGTCAAACAGGGCTATGCTGTAAGGCGATATAGGAGGAAGTATGAAGTATCCTTGTTTAGTTCCGAAAAGCCTTTGTAAGGTTCCTATCGAGGTGCATTTAACCGGTGAAGGGATAACGGAAGACGGAGAGCCTGAACGCTCTCTTGATTTAAGCCTTCTTTGCAATTTCCAAGATAGCGTAAAAACTATTTTCACGGAAGATAAAAAGCTTGTGGAGTGTACCGGAACAGCCTACTTCCCGGGAGACATTGCAGAGAGCTTCCCCAGCCTATCCGGAGGAACTGTAACGGTCTTCTCCGAGGAAAGAGAAATCGTTCACGGCATGAAGGCAAGAAATCCTGACGGGACAGTGAATTATTGCAAACTGGAGGTGAAGTAATGAAGGCTACAAGCACGGTAAAAATGAACTTTCCGAGGATACAACAGCTTTCTAAGGCGGCAGTAACTGCCCTTGCCATGACGGGAGAGGCAGTGCATAGCGATGTAGTGCAAAGCCAAGTAGTACCTTTCAAAACCGGTAATCTGCAAAATGAATCAGCCTTTGTAGACGATTCCGATGCTGATAGAGGAGTTGTGAGGCTTGTGCACTCTACGCCATACGCAAGAAGGCTTTACTATCATCCGGAATTTAACTTCGACACCTCCGAAAACCCCAACGCTAAAGGGCAATGGTTTGAGGATTGGGAGAAGGGCGGAGAGAAGGAAGACTTTGCAAAGAATGCATTCATGAAGTTTTACAAGGAGAGGGGGGATGTTTAGTGCTACCGCTGAAAGTAATTCAGCAGCTAATTAAGGACAGCGACCTTTTTAAGCAGGTTTATATTGGAAAACTGGATAATAAAAAGGAGAAATCCCTTGGAATCTACCATAGGAAGTCCAGCGGTACGCCTATCAAGGCCTTAGGAGGCTTAGAGCATACAAGCTACGGCATTTCTCCAATATCCTTGTTAATTCATTGGAATAAAAGTTTTGTGGAAACGGAAGAAGTGGCCATAAAGCTTTTTCAATTTTTACAGTCAAAAGACAAAGCATTTCAGATAGGAGATACCGTGGTTCGTTACCTATCCTTGGCAGTACCGGAACCACAAGACGTAGGAACCGACGATAGCGGAGTCTATGAGTTCGTTATCTGGATTGATGTAATTTATGAAAGGAAATGATTATGAGCGAAGTAGCAGGAAAAGTATATCCGGTGCATTCTAATCAGTTTAAGTTCGGTCTTAAGGGCATGGACAGTAAGCCTCAGGACATGGCAACACCAAAGGATCTTGAGAACTTTGCGCCTACCATCGATGGAACAGTAGAAAACTGGTTTGCGATGGATGCGGAGGGCTGGTCTAAGGCGGCTATGACCGGTAAGAAGATGTCCTTTAAGTTTAAGGGAAAAAGATGCGTAGGAGACAAGGCAAACGACTATATCGCAGACCTTGCATGGAAGTTTGGACCCGATGTAATGACACAGTTTGAATGGACTATGGTATCCGGCGCAAAGCTTACCTGTCCCGTAGTTATCAATGTAACCACTCCTGGCGGTGGAGATACTACCGGAATTGACGCTTTGGAGTTCGATGCGGAGTGCTATGGTAAGCCGACTATTACCCCAGCACCGGCTACACCCGGAATCGGAGGTTAATCCATGAAGAAGATTGATATTACAGACAGACTGAATTTTGAAGAGAACAGCTGCTTAATCATCAAGGGGAAAGAGATTGAAGTAAACAGTGACGCGCCTTCCATGTTGAAGGTGCTCCAGTTTATGAGCGGTGATGCCGGAGCGAAGGAAGTAAATGAAGCTTACGAGACTCTGTTCCCGGAGGAATCCAGAGAGAAGCTTGCAAAGCTTAAGCTTAGCTTCGATGACCTGATTGTGGTGATCAAGGCCGCTGTAGAGCTAATCACAGGAGAGAAGCAAGAAAAAGAGTAATGAGCCGTACTATGACCTGTTTGAAGACTGGGACTTAATCGTGTCCAGCTTCCTGTCACAGTACGGCCTTCGTTTATCTACGAAGGAATTTAAGACGGTTGACTGGGCAGAGTTTTCTGCCCTTTTATCCGGTCTATCCGCGGACACTGCTCTTGGTAAGGTAGTGGCAATCCGCAGTGAAACAGACCAGGAGACCATCAAACGATTTTCTTCGTATCAAAGGAAGATTTATGACGACTGGCGTACAAAACAGAGTGAAAGAATGACAGAGGAAGAATACGCAGCGGAAATGAGAAAGCTGGAAGCCAGCTTGTTTTCGCTTTTATCGTAGGAAAGGAGGATAAATGGGAGATAGCGTAGGTCAGGTAAGCCTTGACTTAGTCCTTAACAAGGGCGATTTTGATGCGGGACTAAACGGCATATCAAAGCTAGCTGCTAAAGCAGGAAAAATGATTGCTGGCGCTTTTGCGGTAAAAAAGATTATAGATTTCGGTAAGGAATGTATAGAACTAAGCTCCAACCTTTCCGAGGTGCAGAACGTAGTAGATACCGTCTTTCCTACAATGAATAAACAGATAGACAATTTTGCAAGGAATGCTGCAGCGCAGTTCGGTCTATCTGAAACCATGGCTAAGAACTTTACCGGTACTTTCGGTGCAATGGGTAAGGCCTTTGGCTTCTCTGAGGGGCAAGCCTATGATATGGCTACTGCTTTAACAGGCCTTGCCGGAGACGTAGCGTCTTTCTACAACATGAGCCAGGACGAAGCTTATACAAAGCTTAAATCCGTGTTTACCGGAGAGACGGAAAGCCTTAAGTCTTTGGGTGTCGTAATGACACAGACTGCACTGGATGCCTTTGCAATGGCCAACGGCTTCGGTAAGACTACAAAGTCTATGTCTGAAGCTGAGAAGGTAGCGTTGCGGTTTAAATTTGTGCAAGACCAGCTTTCTGCTGCACAAGGTGACTTCATGAGGACATCGGATGGCTGGGCTAATCAGGTGAGGCTTTTGTCCCTGCAATTCGACAGCTTAAAGGCCGCCATAGGTAGTGGACTCATTGCCGTGCTTAGTCCTGTAGTTAGGATGCTGAATATCTTAATCGGTAGAATCCTAACTGCCATAAGCGCTTTAAGAAGCTTCTTCTCCATGCTTGGCGGCACTGCAAAGCTTGCTATCAATCCTAAGGGCGTAACAGCCGGAACGGATGCCGTAGCAAAGAGCGCTGATAAAGCAAGCGGTGCGCTAGGTGGCGCAGGAGGTGCGGCTAAAAAGGCGGCTAAAGATATAAAGAGTGCGACTACAGGCATTGACGAACTTAATATCCTTCCTGATCAGAGCGATTCCTCCGGAGGTGGAGGCGGTGGAGAAGGTGGCGGGGGCGGTGCAGACTTCCCTATGGAATCCTTCGATACCGGTGGGATGGAGGAAGGGACCGCCAAAATCAATGAACACTTGCAGGGCATGATAGATAGGTTCAACGAATTGAAGAATCTCTTTATGTCCGGATTCTGGGAAGGTCTAAAAGACACATCAGTACTCGACTCCATCAAAGAGAACCTTAAAGGAATCGGAGAAAGCCTGGTCAACATTTTCACATCAAGCGAAGTGCTTAATGCCGCCAATACCTTCGCAGATAGGGTTGCGGTTGACCTAGGTAAAATTGCAGGAGCAGGAGTAAGTATCGGACTTACCTTCGTAGATTTCTTAAGTGGTTCAGTCGAGAAATATCTTGCTCAGAACACAGAACGCATCAAGAAATTCATTGTGAAGATGTTTGATATTGAAGGGGATATAGCAGACATTCAAGCAAACTTCGCAGTAGCTATAGCTGATATCTTTTCCGTGCTCCAAGGTGACAACTTTAAGCAGCTAGGGGGCGACATCATTAGCATCGTTTCGGATATTTTGGGGACTTTCATTGTGGTTTCTGAAAGCTTTTTCCGTGATTCTATAGATGTAATTCTATCCCCTGTTGTGGAGTTAAAAGACCGGATTATTGAAACCTATAATGCGCTATCTGAACCGGTAATGCAGATTTTTAATGACCTGGCTGAAATATTCCATATGTATGGCGGCACGATCATAAGCATCTATGATAATTCCGTACATCCGCTATTTACCCTGATGAAAGAAACCATCGTTTCGGTAGGAGATAAATTCTTAGAGTCCTTCGGCACTTACATTCTTCCGATAGTTCAGAAAGCGGCAGACAAGTTCACAGATTTTAAGGACAATGTCATTGCGCCGCTCATGCCGAAATTCGAAGAAGTTTTCGGAAAAATATCGGAATGTATTCAAGTAGCGTGGACTACCGTTATAGAACCTTTTATCGTTTGGTTCACCGGCGTTGCAGTACAGCAAATCGGCATGGCGTTAGATATTGCTGTAAATTGCTTCTTCGCATTCCTCGACGGGGTAGGAAAGGTAATTGATGGCGTCCTGACGGCTCTTGGCGGTCTTATGGACTTTATTATCGGCGTGCTTACAGGGGACTGGGAAAGGGCTTGGAATGGTATTAAAGCCATATTTGACGGCGTATGGAGAGCCATAACAGGTATCTTGGAAGCGATGCTAAATGTAATGCTTGCAAGGCTTACCGGAATGCTCAGTATGATGCGGAAGAATTGGGAAGCTGTCTGGAAAGCGGTATCCGACTTCTTTAAAAAGATATTTGACGGTATTAAGTCCGCGCTTAGCGAGAAGATGGAAGCCATTAAAAACGGAATCTCCACTGCTTTAAACGCCATAAAGGAAAACTGGGAAAAGGTTTGGACTAATTTGAAGACTACTACCGTGTCTATATTTGAGGGCATGTGGGGTGGAATCAAAGGTGTTATCAATTCCATCCTTGGCGGCGTTGAGTCCATGGCCAACGGAGTAATCAAGGCTATTAATAGCATGATTAATTCTTTGAACTCTATTAGCTTTGAACTTCCTGATTGGATTCCTGAAATCGGGGGAAACAGCTTCGGACTAAGCATTCCTACCGTTCCCACGGTTTCCATTCCAAAGCTTGCTAACGGTGGATTCGTAAAGGCCAATACTCCACAGCTTGCCATGATTGGAGATAACCGGCACTACGGAGAGGTAGTTGCTCCGGAAAACAAGCTGGAAGACTTACTTAACCGGGCGGTGTCTATGGCATCCAATCCCGGTATTTCCGCAGAACACTTTGAAAAGATGCTTTCCTTCCTGTCCAGAATCTCTGAGCAGATTGAAGCTATGGATCTAACGGTATACGTGGATGTACGAGAGATAAAACAAAGGCTTACCGATTTGGAAGGCCGAAGCGGATACAGCTTAAGGGGGTAATATGGCAACGATAACAATCAACGGAAAAGAATTTCCTGCTCCGGACATTGGCGGCAATCTTGTGGTTGCTACCAATGTTTCAGCCGGAAAGAATGCCAAAGGCGAGTTCGTTGGCCAGAAGGTAGGGAGAGACCAATACAAATTTGATTCCCTTCAGTGGAAAAGCCTAGATGCTAAGACTTGGGCAGATATGCTGCAGGAGTTCGATAAATTTGTGGTGGTTGCTAAAATCCCTGATATGGTCCATAACCGTTTTCAAACTATCCGGATGTATCCGGGCAATAGAACGGCCACGCCGATAGCCTTCGATAAGGCAGGGCTGCCGACCATGTATCGGGATTGCAAGGTAAACATTGTAGACTGCGGAATCAATTAACCGGGAGGGGCTATGCTTCAAGTAACAAGTGCATACAAAGAAGAAATGAAAAAGCCTCTCCGGGGGCATACCCTAATGCGGGTAAATATTGGAGTTATTAATCAAGAGGCGCAGGGCAGTGCTCGTGTGAGTTCTGAGACAGCTTATTTTAGCAATCTGGAAAAGCCTCTTAATAACTATGTTGTGGATGCCCTATATGCGACTACAGAGGAGAATTACAGCACTGTTGACGGTCGGATGTATTTCCTTCCGAGGGAAAAGTCGGACTGCGTTCTGAATCAGGGAATTGTATCAAAGGAAATAAAAGGAATTATAGATTTTATCTTCCCTGTTCCGGTAGATCTAAGAGGAGTCACTATAGACTTCGGAAAGACCTATCCGGAAGAATTTACAATCGTTACAGACCAAAGCTTGAAGGATGTAACAGGAAATAATAAAAGCAAGTATGTCTGTGACGAAGTTTTCAAAGGCACTACGACTCTATCTATTATTCCTATTAAGATGGTAAATGGTCATGGTCGCTTACATATCCATGAAATCATCATGGGCATAGGTATCTACTTTAACGAACGGAATATCCTATCAGCCAGTAAAAAAGAGCATATCAGCCCTATTATGGAGGCACTGCCTACAATCGACTTTAGATTAAGCGTAAACAATAAAGATAGGGCTTACGATATAGAAAACGAAAAGAGCACAGTAAACTTCTTAGAGCTTGGCCAGAAGGTGCAAGCCTTTATGGGACAGGAGATTGAGGACAGGATTGAATGGCTCCAAGTAGGAACTTTAAAGCTTAAAGAGTGGTCTGCTGATGACGACAAGATGAGCTTCACAGCTATAGACTTCCTATCGGGGCTCACAGGGAAATATAGAAAGGGGAAGTTTTATCCTCAGGGAATAAGCATTTATGACCTTTGCCTTGATGTGCTTACTGATGCCGGAGTGGACTCGCGAGAATTTTACATAGACGAATATCTAAAGGCAGTAAAGATAAAGAATCCTATTCCTGTGGTATCTCATAGAGAAGCCCTACAACTTCTTTCCAATGCAGGAAGATGCCTTTTGTATCAGGACGAAAAAGGAAAGATTGTGATTCGCTCTTCCTTCGTTCCGAGGATGACCAGTACAGTAGCTAGGGAGCCTTATTTCTCTAACGGTACAAGGATTCTTGAGAATCTGCCTATTAAAGAATACTCCCTTACAAACGGAAACTATTCTAGGGTAGACGGCACGACTTTATTTCTTCCAAGAAGTGGCAAGGCAGATGTTGGGTACATTGATGACAATATGTTTTTATCTATTACCTCTGAGGCAGCGTTTGCTTGTTTCGGCATGCAACTGCAGTTTGGGCGCACTTATCCCAGCAAGATTGTTATAGATACATCGTTAAACGGAAAGACCGTAGAAGAATTAAGCTATACGGTAGATAGAGAAGACTTCATCATATCCCACGAGTTCGCGCCGTTCGACGAAATGACTATCTATGAGGACGCACCTTCAAAGACAGGAGGAAGGGCAGTCCTTAATAAGGTAAGCTTTGGAAATGTTACCGACTATGAACTTAGCTATGGTAGGGAGTTAACCAAAACGCCTCTAGGAACCCAGCTTCAATCTGTAAAGACCTTGGAGCTTACAAGGACGGAATACCTAGATAGCACCGAGGGAGAAAAGGAGCTTGCTAAGGTAGAGTGTACTAAGCCGGGAGAATATCTTGCAGAGTTTAGCAATCCTTCCTATGGCTGCACAGTACAGGCCTCTTCCGGAACGGTATCCGTACTTGAGGCGGGGGCTTACTTCCTCCGCTTCTCATACTCCGGATCAGGAGGAGAAGTAAAGGTCAACGGCAAGGAGTACCTGGTAAAGACCTACACAATGGAAAAGGAGTTAAATCCTACCGGTAAGAGGGAGAAATGGAAGAATCCTTTGATATCGGACACCGCGCTAGCTACCGATGTATTAGATTGGGTAGGGAACTACTTAAAAGCCGACAGAGAGTACAGCCTTACCTATAGAGGAGAGCCAAGGTTAATGGCGAATGACTTACTGTATCTGGAGAATAAATATGTAGATAAGCTAATGCTTCGGGTATACGACCACACTTTGAACTATAACGGTGCTTTATCCGGAAGCATAAAGGCAAGAAGGGAGGTTTCTTTTGTGGAAGACACCTAAAACAGACTGGAAGAGCACGGACTTTTTCAATGTAGAAGACTATAACCGAATAAAAGGAAATATCAACGAGATCCGACAGAAGGCAGTAGTCCTTTGGTCGGATTTTCCTTTTATGGAAATGGGGGCAGATAAAAGCTTCACGGACTACGGATTCTATGCCGATGAGATAAATGCTTTTGAATCTAACCTTGACAGAATCTGCTCCGCTACTTTCCCTTTTACTATCGGAGAGAGGCAGACCTTCTACGATAACCAGCCATTTATCACTTGGGACGAACTGAACAGAATAGAAAACGCTTGCCTCCTTATCTATCAAAACTTTACAGGAAGAGAAGAAGGTATGCGGAGGCTATCTTTTAAATTAGGAACGAAAGGAGAGCTTGTATGAGCCTAAAAACAGACTACAAGGATGCCATGTATGCAAAGAGGAAGTTCCGCATGGAGAATAACAGCGACGGAACAGTATCTCTTACTGATGCAACATCCTACACTCAGGAGGGCACTCCCTTCGGGGCAAATGATGTAAACGCCATTACAAAGAGCGTGAATGCCTTGTATCAGGAGACTATCGTAACTATTCCGGCTAATGCCTGGAGTGCATCAGCTCCATACTCTCAGAAGGTAGCTGTTCCTTCCATAAAGGCCACAGACTCAGTATCTATGGGAAAGGCGCACACTAAGACATCCAGCCCTTCGGACATAGAGACGTATGACGAGATGGCAGGACTGATAACTGCAGCAGAGGTTACAGATGGGTATGTGACCTTCTATTGTGCAGCAGAAAAGCCTAACAAGGAGTTTAAGGTTAAATTAAAGGGGGTGAGTAAGTAATGAGTGAAGTATTTATACCGCTTGGTGGTGCAGGAGGGAAGAACAGAGGAACGGCAGCAGTCCTAGGAGACAGTACGCCTTTTTCAAATGCCGGAGCTGTGATGAGTCTTCCGCTTCCTGCCGGTAACTACAAGAAATCCGTGAGCAATCCCAGAGCTAACTATGGAGACGGCAAAAATTCAGAAGTAACAATCTCCAAGGGCTTACTTAAACAGATGGCTATAGATGCCTTCGGAATAGCCAGTATCACAAATTTTAGAGCTACCATGTATGCGCATAAGCAAGTCCGGCTTACATGGGCGAAACCCACTAAGGGCTTGTGGAGCGGTGTGCATTTCATACTTAAGTACGGTAGTATGCCGGATGGAATTTATGATGGATTTATGCCGGTAGATACGGCAGATGTTCACTATGAGACACGGCCATTACAGGAAGGATTGCTATATATCCGCGCCTACAGCTATGTAGAAACCAACACGGGACGGTGGTACGACTATGACGGCACTCCTGTATATACCACCATCCAAGTAACAGGAATCAGTGGTTCTGTCACGCTAGGAGCAGGGGCAGGCACTTGGACAGTACCGGAAGGCGTAAGAAGAATCCGCTATATCTTAGTTGGGCATGGTGGGAATGGCGGTTCTGGCAATGGTTATTATGTTCCCGGAGGTGGAGGAGGTGGAGGCTATT